GAGAGATAGGTCACTTGCTTTGTGACCCGCAATTCATTCACGCATCAAAGTGATCGACTGCCGCATAACTAGGGGAATCTATGAATAAGCAAGAATTTACGGCTCTTTACTCGCAATGGTTCGCACTCCACCCATTTAAGAAGCGAGACTGGGAGGAACTTGGAAAGGTGCATTACCAAGCATTCGGCAAAGAGAGCGTTGCGCTGATGACCGAGGCGTTAGGTCAGTTGACGGAGGAACTCGACCACTTCCCGTTACCCAAGGACATTAGATCAAAACTCAACAAGTTGTCATCAAGCAAAACCGAGGGCGGTGGAGAGAAGACCAACACCACATCTCAGAGCGAGGAGATAGCCACCAGACTGCTAGAACATAGGCATGGTGTGCAATACGATGGGGTGACAGTAAAACGCCCTGAGAACGTCCCTTCGTGGATCGAGCAGCTTGTTGATCGTGTAGACAATGAACTGGGTGTCCAGTACCCCCTGAAAGCCAAACTAGGTACTCTAGGATTCATGGTGGTGCAGACGGAGGGCAGACGATGAATGATGCCGTCAAGAAATTTCTTGAAGAGGGTGGGAAGATTCAGCAGCTAGAGTCTGGGATCAAGCGTGATCTCAATATCTGCATGAACTGCAAGGGTGTCTTTCCAGCAGAAGATCTAACGAAGGGGAGTCAGAGAAGATGCAAGAAGTGCTTTCACAGGCATACGGGTTTCAAGGAGACAGGTTCTACAGGGCGATCAAGGCGCAAGAAAAGCTGAGAGAGAAGTACCTAGCCTATCGGTTGGCTGAGATCACTGCGCCCTTCTCTGAGGCTACCAAGAGACAGATATGGGAATGGCAAAAAGAGGGTTGTGGCACTCGTCGAATCGCTGACAAGCTGGGGGTGACGCAGTACAAGGTCAAAGCTCTCGTTAACCGTGTTAGCTGGCCTGCCCCCACCAATCTATCTTAATTGTTCCACGTGGAACTATTCGCCCTCTCCCTCTAGCTCTTCTTTGATGCTTTGAGCCTGAGAAGCTATCGAGGCTTCGATGTCTTGAAGCAACAGAAGATACTCGGTTTTCCTTTCTTGTAAGTCTGCGATGTGATTCGCTCTAATCTTCGCAGCTTGTGTTAGGTCTTCTTCTTCGTAACTCTTGCCATCAATCGTTATCATTCTTCACCTCTATTGGTTTTTCACTTGTACTGCTTCAACAAAGACAGCGACTTCATTGGTTCCGCTGCTGGACTTTGCTTGAAACTGAAAGTCCGTTTTCTCCGTTATCTTGAACGGCACCTGACGGTCATAGCTTACCTGACTCGTTGCAAATGTCGCCTCTGCGACGTGCAAAATGCGCCCTGTGTCGCTTCTTAGCTTGTTTCGCACAATCAGATACTTATTAGGGTTGACTGTCGCGCTGTTGAAGTCAATGCGGAACAGATAGAGAGAGCGGTCAGCCGGTACAGTGTAAATGCACGATTGAGTCGTGCCTAACTCCGCCTCGATGAACCCGTAGATCGTCCCTCCATTGCTGATCGTAACATCGCCAACATTACTGCCCGACAAAATGATTGCTGAGTTGATTCTGAGGAAACTGGCAGAGGTGGTGACTGCAACCGTACCTGTTAGCGTGACTGTCTCACTGATCTCGTTATAGTTCGCATCCAGACCCTTTACCAGAACGCTCATAGTGTCGCTGCTGCTCGTTGAGACGAGATCCATAGCCACAGCAGAGGTAGGGAAAACGTAGTCTCCTCCGTCGTTCCAGAGCGTCTCAAACGATGTTCCCACCCCCCTATTGAAGCCAAAGATGTTGAGCGCCTCGCTGTCGTACATCTTGCCTTGAGCAATATCAAACAATAGGTGGGGAGTCGGGCGCTGATAGTGATATTGATACATGCTTACCTCAAGCGAAGACTTCAATGATTATGAATATGGCCCCGACTGCGATTATAGACCCAGTTATGAGAGTGAGCGTACCAACGGCTATTTGCTGCATCAGCATCTTGCGCTGTTTCTTCCTCCTCGCTAGATAGGCCATATGCTCTTTTCTTTGCTGCTCTTGGGTAGCTCGCATCTCTCTCCACGACTGTAATAGTTCAGGATCGAGCATGGCGAGGCAGTCTTCAATGGACTTCTGCTGACGCTCAAATGACTTTCTTATCTGCGCTAGTCTGAGCATCTCCCCAGACGATAGGGGAGTGAATGTGGATGCCTTCTTATTCGCCTCGAAGTCATCTAGTGCTTGCAGGAAATCGGCGCACATCCCATAGAGTTGTTGTACGCCAGAGCCGGTCTCGTTTACCTTTGAAACGACCGCATTGATGGCGTTTAGCGCGGCTGAGCACGCCGCCACCGATTCCAAGATCACTGCATGTGACTCATTAGAATGGACACTATAGCAGTCGCGGCAGAAGCAACCACCAGCCAAGCCAGACGTTCCCAGCGCGCAGCGTGTGCATCAGTGACCTTGCGTAGTTCTCGAAGTTCAACCAATGCCTCGCCCCAGCGTTGAGCACACTCTTGCTCGTGCTTGGCTATCTTCTCAAGTGCCTGCTCTGCTCTGTCCATCTCTCACCCCCTAGTTTACCAAGGCACACCAGTAGCCGTGGCTGGTGTGATTTGTGCGTCAATGTTGACTTGCAGTGATGCTTCGATAGCGTCTTGGTCTACTGCTGCTTGAACCCAGCCAATTACATCAGCTTCGGTCAAATCGTCGTAAGCGATGTAGTCTGACGCCGTAGGATCAGGCGTGAAGCTACTAGTGCCGTAACTATGAGCACTGTAGGTATTGTCACCATCTACCTGCTCTGCGTTACACCGCCAGTGAGCGACGACTACAGCGCCGTTCATATCTGCGGGTAAAAGGTTTCGTTCAAGGGTTGAGATGACCCAAGTGAATGTAGCCATTAGTTATTCTCCAGTTGAGTGATTCGTGCTTCAAGTTCTTGGATTGTTGCCACCAATAGCGGCACAAGTTTGCTTTGGTCAATGCCTTGATACACTGCATTTCCATCATCATCTACAGCGTCCTTAGTGCCTGTGATTGCCTCTGGTACAATGTCTTGTACTTCATGCGCCAAGAAGCCATCAACAGTAACGTCAGCGTCAGCAATAAAGTTAAAGCGTGAAGGGTTAAGTTGCTTGAGACGTTCTGTAGCACCTGTAAGAGGTACTACGTTTTCCTTGAGGCGGTAGTCTGATGAGGTGGCGTAGGTTGTTGCAGAGCCATTCGTGGAAATTATACCGACAGTACCATTGCCATTAACAAAAACCACTCTATGTCTAAACGCGGTGTCTGCACCACCTGATACAACTATAGATGGATGAGTAGTATTAGTAAATGCAATCCCAGAAGCGGATGATGACGGAGTTTGATGCCACAATAAGTCTCCGCTTGAGTCTATGCGCATGCGTTCTGCGCCGTTAGTTAATAGTTTAATGTCAGAGCCGTTTAACTGTAATGCTTTATAAGCAGAGTTAGCAGCGTTTACAGCGCCAATAAAAGGGTCTGAGCCTACTGTTGTGAATAAGAGTCTCTGGTCACTACCCGTTAAAACATCTAATTTAGCGCCTAGATTAGTAATACCAATACCTACACGGCCTGATGAGTCTATGCGCATGCGTTCACCAAAAGAGCCGCCGCTTACTGTCTGAAAAGTCAAACCTCCATCAGATGCGCTAGTATTATTTGTTGTAATTCTTCCAAATTGAAAGCCGTTTGTCCTGACGTTGATTACACCGTTTACGTCAAGAGCAGTACTTGGGTCGCTAACACCAATACCGACATTCCCGCCATTCGTATTGAGTGTTGTGTTTGTACCCTGCGTATTTATTATCATCGTCGAGGAATCAGAGTAAATGTTACCTCTGACTACGCCACCTGTTTTGAAGTCAACAAACCCGCTGAATACGCCGTTAGTAGCAGTCACAGTACCCGTTACGTCGATGCCTGCATTAGATACTGAAAATTTTTCAGCGGCAGAACCATTAAACACAATTAAACTCTTAGTAGAGTCTGCGCCTAAATAGCCTCTTACTGTGCTTGCTTGTTGTAGTTCTATAAGAGTAGTAGCGCCTCCAGTTCTATCAACACTAAGAGTGGTACCACTATGAGTTAGTGTTGTAGCACCATCAACAGTCAACCCATCAGCAGTCACAGTACCCGTAACGTTAATGCCTGATGAGGTAAGCGATGTAACCGTCAACGCGCTTACTGTGTTGCCAGTCAGCGCAGCGTTTAGGCTTGTGTCTGAGACGTTGTTGAGATCCGCCCGCGCAAGCTCGAACCCACCCGCCGTGGAGCCGTCGTTGACATGGACGGAATCGTTGGTCGTGTTTACAACGATCTCGCCTTCGGCCCCCGTGAATGCGGCTACTTGCGTGGAAGTTCCGCGTCTAATCTGTAATTGTGTAGCCATCTTATGCCTCTGGTGGTTCTGGGAACGTCACGTCTTCCAATGACGCTGCATCCGCAAATGTTTGTGGTAGTTCTCTGAGTGCCTGACGATAGGTCGCCCACTCCCCCTTCTTTTCGTCAGAGAGAGGAGAGTCCGGCATCTGCGTCCAATCGCTTGTCTGCAATCGGTAGTCCCGCGTTAGCCTGATGTTTTCCAGTATCTCATCGCTATCGGTTATCTGGACAATCATGTCATCGCTCATCGCTTTGTCTCCAAAACATAGAGGAACGCATCAAGATAATTCTGGAACTCATCGTTCAACCCAGCCTCCAGCGTATAGGTGACCGATCCGCTAGACGCGCCAGTGTCAATGAATCCAATCGGCACACTAATCCCTTCAGGGGATGGTCTGACAGCAAACGTCGCAGAGGTGAATAGCACCGTAGAGCCACGCTTTATTCTAAACTGACACAGGCACTGGTCGTTATGACTTCTGACCATAAACTTGCCGCCAATCTGCGCCGTTGCGCCCGTTCCGGTGTATGTCACTGAGGCTATCGAATTAAAGATTCGAGTGCTGCTGTTTCCTGAGAACGTCTGAGTGCCGGTGTTCAGGTCTTGTGCGATCTGTGTGACAGCGTTACCGGCTAGCTGTGTCGTGTTCACCCCGCCCGACTTGATGATTAGATTGCCCAGCGAATCCGTGTCCATCGTGACGTTGTCGATGCTTAATCGGCTTGCACTAAGAGTGCCGGTTGAAATGTTATTAGCATTCAGGTTCGAGATCGTCACCTGAGAGGCGTTGATTGACCCTGCAGTGACCGTTCCCAAGTTTGCACTGATAGCCGCCAGATTCGACACGTTGAGCTTTGATGCCTCAATGGTCGATGCCGCGATCTTCCCGCCCGTGATCGCGTTCGCCTGAATGTTCTGTGACTGGATGAACTCGAATGTACCAATCGCAGCGACTACCGCCGCCGTCGTAATGGATGAGCTTTGAATCGCACCGATTACCGCAGAATCAGCGAATATCTCAGACGTGTTCAGTTGGGCTGTGGTAATCGTGTTGGCTGCGATCTCCGATGCCGTCACCGCGTTAGCTGCGATGGCATTTGCCGTCACGGAGTCTGCCGCCAGCTTGACTGTCGTTATGGCTCCGCTCGCAATCTTATCCGCAACTACGGCTCCGGCCTGAATGGATGCTGTCGAAATCTGACCCGCCGTGAGGCTAGATGCTTGTACTTGCCCGAATACCTGCGTGGCAAGGTTCACTTGGTCATCAAGGTCTGATGCTGAGATGGCAGAAGTCCACGACGTTCCGCTGTACCTGTAGAGCTTGTTGTCGGTGGTCAACATAACCACTCGCCCAGTAGTCAGGTTGCTAGTCGGTAAAGTACCCACCCTCTCGATTGGTCGAACCGTGTCGCTAAATAGGTTCTCGCCCAATGTGCCAGACAGGTCGGTCGTGTTCACTAAGGTCGTAAACTCAGGCACCGATGAGTTGTAGCGGTAGAGCTTCTTATCACTCGTCAAAAAGACAATGCTCGGCCCTGTGTACCCAGTGGGAGAGGGCAGGCTTGTTACCGCAGAGATTGGCTCCACACCACTAGCAAACGAGGCGGCAGTAATAGAACCCGGGTCAACAGATGACGCTGTAAACAGGTCTGTAGTCCACGCAGAGCCGTTCCAAACGTGCAGGGTGCTTGTGGTAGTCAGGAACTTAATCTGCCCCACATGCGCCCCTGTAACGCCTGAGAGCGTACTAACAGGCTCAATACCAAACGCATCACCTGCGGAGAACTGGTCTAGCACTGATTGAGCTAGGTCATCGAGCACCACCTTCTGAGTTGTAGCACTGAAAGACGCACTAAAACCAGAGAGGTTGCCAGAGCGGTCAGCACTTCTCAGAAAGTAGTAGCGAGTGACGTTATTGCCCAGCCCTGTCACTGTATGCTGATCCGACTTGGTGCGAACAATCAGGCTTGAGGTAGCAAGGTTGTCAACCGTGTTCTCGAATATCTCGACGTAAGCTAAGTCGGAATCTGACGGCAGTTCGTAGTCGAGTTTTATCTGTTGGATGCCACCAGTCGCCACAATGCTGCCGGGGATAGCTGGCGCAGTCTGGTCGCCCTGCAAGACAATCGACGCAGTGATGAAGCCAGATATTCTGCCGGTTACTGTGACCGCCCTCACCCTGAAGGTGTGTTCTTCTAGCTCTTTCTGCCCTGCGATTGTTGTGCTGGTGCCGTACACGAGAACAGATGAGAACTCAGCGCCCGGATCAGTGACAGCCTCATTAACGCCACCGTAGTTCAGTTCGAGAGTAGTAGCGTCTGCGACAGAGCCGTAGTCAATCGTCGCAGTGTAAGAGTCTGTGATCTGCCCATAGTCAATCTGGCTTGCAGATGTTCGCTTGAACTCCACTTCGTAGGCGTTGACATATGTATTCGCTACAGGCGCAGTCCAAGAAACACGGACAGCAGGCAGAACCGCGCCATCATTACCTAGAACCGTTGTCTCTGTGAGTGTGAGATTACTGGGTGCTTCCTGCGCTGGGGTATCGTCAACGATGTCTGAATAGTCAGGATTGTTAGGCCCAACGGTTTGAACGATGTTTGACGTGTCTGAGTCTGGGTTTCGGTCTGATACCACAAAGGGACTGCTGCTGTTCTTATCGCCTGCGTAAGCTAACGCCCTCACCCAATAGTAACGAGTGTTACCGACCGCAACAGGGTCTATCGGGTTCGCACCATCGTGGAAAAACTGAGTGCCTCTGGTCTCACCGATTAGCTGTGCATTCGACCAAGACGAGTCTGCCGATGCGTATATAGCTATAGTCTCAAACAGCTTGGGGTTGCTGGGATTCGTCCAGTTCAACTCAATGTGCTTGAGTCCAGCCGTCGCCGATAAGTTCTGTGGGTCAGGTACGCCACGGAATCCCTGAGTGATGACACCTGATGCCGAGATAGTGCTGTACTCTCCCGCCGTGGGGTCTGCATACGAACCGGAGTCATCTTCTAAGAGATTGAGGTTTACCACACCGTCTTGAGTGTCTGAGAATGACCACCCAGCGCAACGGAACACCTTGTTGCTATAGTTCAGTTCCTCGATGGTGACTTGCACCCTATCTCCCACGTCCACACGAAGCCCTGTGAGGTTAGCTGGGAACGTGATGACCTTCTGCTGGTCGGATAGCTGAATCTGCTTGTGAGCGATTCTCTGGGCCATGAAGCTACTGTTTGTAAACGGTAACTGGATGTCCCTTGTTAAAACCTCTCCATTATCTCGGTTAACTGCCGTTGTAAGCTGTACCTCTGGAGCCTCGACGCTTTTGTGTCTTTGGGAGGGGTCAATAAATATCGGGCGCACTGTGTTAAAACGGTCACCGCGCTCCACCGATGTCTTAACCGTGAC